TCTCATGTGACATGGATTTAACTGTTCCGCCACTTGTATGATAAGCACCAATATCAAACCAATCAATATTGGCATTCGATAAAGCCATCCGTTTTCGATAATCATCATCCTCATATCCACCTGGATGAAAATTTTCATCAAAAAGTCCAACTTTTTTTATCATTGCTCTACTTAAAGCAAATAGAACAAACTCCATATCTTTGTCAGCAAAGCAACCGTCATAAAATTTTATTTTCTCATCCATTTGCTTTAGGTCTGTCTCACCAAGAATAACATCACCAGGACATAAAACCCAATATTCAGCATCAGGATAATTTTTAATATGAAAATTCCAACTTGATGCACATCCTAAATTTTGTTCAGAAAAAGCAAAGTCTACTTTTCCAATATTATGATTTGAATTTTGATAAACATAATTTCTAATCTGATCAAAATAATTTAAACTAGAATTAACAAGAATTGATAGGGTTTTTACGGGATAATTAATAGAAGAAAATAACCTACAAAATATATCAAACTGATTGCATGTTGTAATACCTAAAAGTGGAATCATTAGTTTGTCCTCCTATTACTTGATAACTAAAAGAATGTTATTATCATTATTATTTCTTTCATGAGGTAATTTCATAAGTTTTATATAATTTAAAGAATATTCATTCTGTAGTTGATTAACAATATTTTCAAATTGATAATAAGTTGAAAAAGTCAAATCTTCAATAATAAAAATTCCACCCTTTTTAAGTTTATGAATAGATTCTCTAAAGAAATTTAGGTTAGGGATAAACTCATGTTTACCATCATCCATAATAATATCAAATTCCACATTAACTAGTTTATCATCCATCCACATATTTTTTATAGTATGTGGATCATCTTGATCGCAATAAAAACATTGCACATTATCTATATTTTCTACATAGGTAAAAAGTGAAACATCAACATCACCCATATAAATTTGAGCCTTTGGAAAATATTCTCTCCAACTTTTAGCAGAATCACCATGATAAACCCCAACTTCAAAAATATTAAGATTTTCATTTCTTAAATTTTTGAAGAGATAATCGTATAGGGATGAATAATTATGCCATCCAGGTTCAGGTTCTAATTTAAAAGTACTCAAAGATTTTTCATCTACACCTAATAGTCCTTTCAAACATCCATATTTTAAAAATATCTCACACAATTCTGTTTTTTGATTTAATTTATCCAAATTTAAAAACGAAAGTATTTCATCTTCAGTAATTTCAATTAGATTATTTTCCATGTAATTTAATAGTTCTTTATTTACAATTTGATATATACCTGTAGAGTGTGGATTATCATTATTTACACCACTCCAAAGAAATGGTCTATTTTCATATCTCCAGACTCTATACAAAAAAGAAAATCTAGGGAATGTCTTTGGAAATTTTCCATCTAAAATATACCGATATACAAGACAATTCAAAACATCTTGATCTCCACAAGACCATTGAAAATCTGGATCTGGATTATGATTAGGAGTTTTAGAAATTAGATCTTTATTTTTACAAAGTTCTAGATACTCAGAAATAAATGCCCTGCCAAGTTCTGTATTTCTAATTACAATCTTTCCAGCATTAATCAGGTGTGAATTTTTTACAATAAATTTTTCTTTTTTATTGAAAAAATAATCTAGAGTATACTCTTTAACAAAACCTCTAACATAACAATCAGATCTTTCCATCTGAACCCAGATGTCAGTATTGTTTTCCCTCAACATCGTTTCACAAATTGAGTTTAAATTTTCCCAATCAGTTTGCCAATATTGTTGATTCCTAATAAAATTACCATCATGATAAAGTAACAAAGAATTTTCTGGAATATTTTTTAGAGTGTAATCAATAATAAACGGTTTAAAATCGAAGTAACCAAAGTTATGAACATTTGGATTTTGATCCAATGGTTCATCGTAACAATTACAAACTTCTTCACTATTGGGAAGAAGTTTTAATGTTCTTTTTGTATAGAAAATAATTTCTTCAAAATATGGTTGCAATTTTTCTTTTATTTCATCTGATAAATCTGTTAAGGAGTATCCCTCATCATGTGGAGGACCTTCGGAGCAAAAAGATAGTAAGTACATAATATTCAACCCCACCAATTATATTCAATGTTATTTTCTTTAAAGTAATTAATCCAGTCCACGTTACTTTGATATTCTGGTGTTCTAGCCCACTCGTGGAATTCAATATATAATTTTTTTATTTTGCCAAATGTATTTGACTGTCTCATATCCTCAAGAATGGCATACTCCGTACCCTCAACATCTAACTTCAAAATGATAGAGTGATCTTCTGGATTTAGGTAATTGATAAAATCAACCAAACGAATTGTTGGGACGATTGTTTTAATGTACATATCAGAAACAAACTCTTCAATATCATTAGTTTGTTTTCCAGCACCTATATTATGAAGTTTATTTTCATCTTCAAAGTGTGGGGTAAGTCCATATCTAGGATCTTGCATTCTTGATCCACCACCAATAAAATTATCACCTCTTATAATGCACTTTTCCAAGTAAAAATCACAAAATCCATTTTTGTCAGAAACTGCAACATTATAATAGTTGACATCATCAGTCTTATCAATCCCATCATACACGATTGTATTAGCTTCAAATGAATATGCAGTATCAATATCACTATTCATTGATGCAATTTGAACTAAACCCTGTTTTTCGTTTGTTCCACAGTCTATAAAAATGCTCATAATCCTCCGTTTACAATTTCAATAAGTTCATTAACTCTGTTTATATATGTATGATTCTCTTTAACAAACAACATTTGTGACCTAATCATATTGTAATTTTCTTTTTCTTTTTCAGCATCAAAGAACAATTGATAGGTATCTTCATTGTAAATTATGTTGCCATCAAAAAATTCATGAACCGGTTTTGAATTAGTAATTCCCAATTGACCATAACTAATATTTTTAAATGTTCGACAAGGAATATATCCCCGTTCTTTAAATGCTTTATGTCTAAAGTCTGGAGCCAAATAAGATTTTTGAATTATTTTTTTTTGTTCTTCAAATGTTTGAGGACTGATCCATGGACAATTATATTTAAACTCTATACCATGTTCTTCACAAGCTTGAATAAAAGGATTTAAGTAAATTAAATTATCATACTCTAATGGTGCAGGTAAACAATCTTTTGGACCACCTCGACCTCCTCCAATAGTTCCAGCAAAGAAAACATAATTTTCCTTGGGAATATACATATCGTCAAAATTTATTTGCTCAGGGAATAAGTCTGTTGCCCAAAGTGTATAAAATATATCATAATCTGAACCTTTTTCATAATAAGATCCAGATCCAATTTTTTCAACTTTACTACGGTCTAAAGAATAGTCGTAGTTTTTATCAATCCATTTGTCAACATTACATCTAACATCTATCAATCTACCAACTCTACCAAAATAAATTGATGGACCAGGATTTCCCTCCACTTGATTTTCCTTGTTACCAAGATAGTGAACGGCATAAGTGGAGTTATTGAACAGTGGCATATTTGGATTGTTCATGACTGCCCACTGCTCAGTAAAGATTAGAGCATCATTAAACAACTGTGGATCAAAGTTATCTCTACCATCGAGCCAGTGTACTTCGTATCCAAGATTTTTAAATGCTTGATAATATCCAGCATGAATATATGAATGTGTATGAGAATAAAGTTTATATCCCCATATAATAACTCTTTTATGTTTCAAAATTGCACCCCTAAATCTACTGATTGACTTTGTACTTTATTATTTTTTAGATGGTTTCTTAAGAGAAGTTCATTGCACCAGATGTTATCTTCAGAAATAACCTGATGATATAGAGGTTCAATGTAGTAGTACATACTACTCCAAATATTCATAACTTTATTTGAACCTAAAGCAAACCAATCACTTACCATATTTAATGGTTGATTTAGATGTTGATAATATAAAATATTTTCATCAAAATCACCATTAACCAAGTCTAATTTTGATGTTGGACTTACATCATACCTGAGTTTAATAATACAATCATAATGAACATTATGATCAATAGAATATTCCTCTTTAAGAAGATTTGATCTTAGATTACTATACCATTGACTGTGGCAAATGTCAACTATGTACTTACCAAAATGCTCAACACCATTTGGGTCATTAAGTCCATAATCAAAACATCTCTGAATATTTTCCTCAGATACTTTCATATTTGGATTTGACCAGTGCTTTGGTTTTTCAAATAAGAAAGACTTTGGTTTATAGACTTCTAAAAGTTTTTCAGTAATGTCAGGTTCTGCCTGCCTATTCCAGTGTCCAGGACATCTCTTGTCAAAATTTAGGTTGTCAGGATCGTGCCATGCATGAAGAAAAACATCTACATCATTATCATTGATGATAGTATGTTTTATACGTTCGGAAATTTGTATCGCATTTCTGGGTTGTCCAGATAAACATAATGCTACTTTCATAAAATTATAATGTTATAAAATCAGATAGATTATCAGAGTTCCTTAAAATGTTAATTACTTCACAAGATGGATATTGGTTTGTATTTGCAAAATCATTGATTAAAATTCTTTTACAGTGAGGTAGTCCCATGATGAGTTGATCATAAAGAATACCATTTCTATCCATCTCCTCAATTGTCACAGATCTCATTTCTTCTGGTCTACTCGTGGTAAGAATAATCTTTACCTTACCAGACTTATATAGTCTTTGAATCAGATCTATATTTTTTTGAAGTGGTTTTCCTTCTCCAATATATGGGGAAAAATGAACAGAAGAATTCTCAACTAAAGTACCATCAATGTCTATGAAAAAACACTTGTAATCGTTTTTATATTTGTTCCAAGACTCTATGGTTCCCCAATCTTTAAAGTTAGAACTTCCAAGTCCATAGAATAAAGATCCAGATAATACCATATCAAATATAATGTGGCTGATATAGCACTCATCACTAAACGTTTGAAACTTTTCATAAGTGTTGCAGAACTCTTCTGCACTTGAAAATGCATATCCACCAACAGAAAATGTTGAACTGATGACTTTCTTCTCTACAATATTTGTGATGAGTCCGTTGATATCAAATTGAATATAACTTTTAGTTCTTGCATTGATATCATCCATGTCATTAAGATCAAAGAAAACTACTTGATTCTCTTCGTTCTTAACTTCACACTCATAGTAACTATCAGAATCTTTAATGAAAATAAATCCATTAATCTCAGATTCTTTAAGTAAATTATAAACGGTTTCAGATTGAGATTTAGTTTGATTCTTGAGATAGACGATCTCTGTTTTGTTTTTCAAACCCAAATCATCAATTTGTTTGATTAGACTTTTTGAAAACTTATACTTCTCTTCATGTTCTTCCAAACAAACAAAATATACATTATCAAAAAAATTCAGATTTAAACCCAGTATCGATTCAACGCACATGAATCGGTTTGTCATTGGATGAGTTAACATCCACTTTGGTCTCATATTTGGAAATCTACTAGATTTCCCTGCCATTGGAACTATTAAATTTCTCATACAGTTTAGTAGACGTTACCATTTTATTAAGTATAAATCTTTGATTGTCATTTGTCAAGTATGGTTCTAATCTTAAAGTATTCATTACATCCAAGATTTCAAACTCATCAGTTTGAATGAACTTTTCATATTTGCAACTTAATGTATCCCAGATTTTTTTATAGATTTGAACCATTCTAAGATTCATTTTATTTTGAACCCGGAGGTTCCAAAAGTAATATAACTCTTGCTTTAATTTAACTAAGTCGCAATAAAAACTATCAATATACGAATCTAAAAAATCAATAAAAAATAATCTATTCTTATGGAAAATTATATTTGCAAAAGTTAGATCACCATGACAAAAAGTTTTTGGTACTATTATTTCAGTATTTTTAACATAAGAATATAAAAATAATAAGTATTCTTTATAATTTGTTTTATTTTGTAAACTATGCAATTTTGATAGAACCTGATCCTGTACATTTATACATCTGATATTGGATGAAAAAAAATTAAAATATTCAACCAAAGACTGAATCACAAATTCAATGTCAAATATTGTTGAGGTCATAAAGTAATCGTAAAAAGATTCTCCATGAATATATTCCATATCAAAATGGTAAAGTTCATTTTGATTTATATCATATATTTTTGGAGTATCTATGTTTTTTAATATTAGGTTGGAAAAAAGAACTTGTTTGTCAACCTGTAACGATAATCTTTGATTATATTCAATACTACTAGAATATTTTCTTATAGTATTGTTTTCAATTAATTCTAATTTACAACCAGATAACCCAACAGAGAGTTCTAACATATTAGATTATATGCCACTCAGAATATTAAAAAGTTTATCTATTTTTTTCTTAGTCACATATTGACTATTACCAACATACAATCCATTCTTGTGAAGAGTTTCTACATTTGGATTTTCTCTTTGAGTACACAATTTATATTTTTTAAATGCGGGATGCCTCAGTAGATTACCACTAATCACTGGACGGAATTCGATTCCGTTTTCATTTAAAGTATTCTTAATTACAATAGTTCTTTTACCATCAATACAAATCAAAGGAAAAGAAAAACTACTATTTCCAATCTGATACTCCGGAATATGGTACTTATCACTTTCTAAAAGTTTTTGATTAAAAAACTCATAGTTATCTCTTCGTATTTGAATATTTTTATCTAATCTTTTTAATTGAGAAAGTCCCAAAACAGCACATACCTCATGATTGCGAAAATTATATCCATCAGTCATAAACAAAAACATCTTGTCAATATCTGGATTTTCTTCCGCATACCGTTCAAAGAGATGTGGAGATGCTTCTCTAGCCATACCATGACTTCTTTTAAGTCTCATCAATTCATACAATTCAGTATTATTTGTACACACCATTCCACCTTCAATAGTGGTCATATGATGCCCAAAGTAAAAACTAAACGTTGATCCTACAGAGTCTGTTCCACGTTTTTTACCTTCTGGTCCCTCTACACCATGAGATTCACAAACGTCTTCTAAAATTAAGGCATTTGGAAAAATTTCACGAACTTTTTCTACATCAGAAGAAAGACCAATTAGATGAGTAATAAAAACTACTTTGATATCTGGATGAACAGAAGCAACATACTTAAGTTCCTCAATATCGAATGAAAAATTCTGTAAGTTAATATCACAAAAAATAGGTTGTAATCCTGCCTGAAAAACAGGAGCAACATTTGTCATCCAAGTTGTAGATGGAACAAGAACTTTATCTCCATCTCTCAATCCATAATATTCCTTAACAGCAGAAATTAAAAGAGAGTTTGCGGTTGATCCACTGGAAACATAGAGTGAATGTTTTACACCTAACCATTCAGACCATTCCTTTTCAAATTGACGCACTTTAGGTCCATTCGTAAGTCTACTATAGGTCAATAAAAACAAAGACATTTTAATTCTGTCTCTGAGTGTAATAGTATCCTCCATCAATGGCCAATATTTTTTTTGACTCATTTCAGTTCTCCAATGAATTAATAACTTTTAAAATACCTTGTTCAAGTGTTATGGATGGTTTCCAATCTAAAGAATCCAATTTAGTAACGTCCAAAACTTTTCTCATTACACCATTTGGTTTTGATGTGTCCCATACTAACTCTCCATCATATTCTACTATTTTGCAAATAGTTTGTGCAATCTCCATGATAGTATGATCAACTCCTGTACCAATATTAATGATATCAAAATTATCATCAGAGTTCATTAAAAAAACTGAAGCATCTGCTATATCATCAGAGTAAATAAACTCTCGTTTTGGAGATCCATCACCAAAACATTGGACCTCTTTTACATTATCCCTTTTTGCTTTCCAAATTTTATAAATTAAACTTGACATTACATGACCATGCATTGGATCAAATTTATCATTTGGTCCATACACATTACAAGGATTAACAGAAAAATAGTTACATCCATGTTGCTTTCTATAAGCATCACACAATTTAATTCCAGCAATCTTCGCAATGGAATATGGTTCATTTGTCTTTTCAAGTTCACCAGAAAGAAGATACTCTTCCTTTATTGGCATACTACAATTTTTGGGATATATGCAAGAGGATGCAAAAAACATTAGTTTCTTGACTCCATACTTATAAGCAGTGGAGATAATATTATTTTGAATGTTTAGATTATCAAGTAAGTAATCAACTGGATAATTAATATTATCAAAAATTCCTCCACACCGTGCGGCAGCAAGAAAAACATAATCTGGTTTGTTAAGATTAAAAAATTTCTCTACATCATATTGACTTCTCAAATCAAAATGAGATCTTGGAGAAGAAAGAATATTCTTATGCCCATTCTCTTTTAACTTTCTAACTATTGCAGATCCTACAAGTCCAGTGTTACCCGCAACATATACTTTACTTTCACTGTCCATAAATGCACATATCCTCAACTAATTGTTTAAAAGAAATCTTAGGTTCCCAACCCAGTTTTTCCTTTGCCTTAGAGGCATCACCTAACAAAGTCTCTACTTCAGCAGGTCTAAAATATTTAGGATCGACTCGAATGACCACCTTTTTAGTAAGTTTATCAATACCAACTTCACCCAACCCTTCACCTTCCCAAGCAATCTTCATACCAAAATATGGTGCTGCTTCTTCGACAAAATCTTTTACAGAGTATTGAGTTCCAGTAGCAACCACATAATCATCAGGTTCATTCTGTTGAAGCATTAACCACATTGCTTCTACAAAATCTTTAGCATGACCCCAATCCCTTTTAGCATTCAAGTTACCCAGATACAAACAATCCTGAAGTCCAACTGAAATCTTAGAAAGTGCCTGAGTAATCTTACGGGTCACAAAGGTCTCACCACGACGGGGAGATTCGTGATTGAAAAGAATACCAGTACAAGCATACATTCCATATGCCTCACGATAGTTCTTTGTGATCCAGTATCCGTAGAGTTTCGCTACACCATAGGGAGAACGTGGGTAGAAGGGTGTTGCCTCCTTCTGTGGGGTTTCCTGAACTAATCCATAGAGTTCGCTTGTAGACGCCTGGTAGATCCTTACACGGTCTTCCATGCCCAGGAGACGGACTGCTTCAAGAACCCTAAGAGTTCCTACAGCATCGACATCAGCAGTGTATTCAGGCATCTCAAAGGATACCTTCACATGACTCTGGGCACCAAGATTATAAATCTCATCTGGTTGAACTTTTTGAATAACCCTAACTAGGTTAGTAGAATCAGTAAGATCACCATAGTGAAGACTAAGACGATCATAAATCCCATCAATTCGGTGAGTATTGATAAGGGAGGATCGTCTGACGATTCCATGTACTTCATATCCTTTTTCTAAAAGCAATTCTGCAAGATAAGAACCATCTTGCCCAGTAATACCAGTAATTAATGCAACTTTCATATCATAAAGTTCTTTGTACCATTATACCAAAAAAGGAGAGTTTATGCAACTCTCCTTTAGGTCTTTCAGGCTCGCCACCAATTCTTTAACTGGAAATTGGAAACCAGGCGGGAGAGAGTCCCATCCGCACCAACAATCCTTGAGAGAGATTGTAAACTCATAATAGGGTCGTATGACTCCACCAGTTCTGTTTGAGTCCATCCGTGACTTCCAGGGGGTCCCGACCAGTACTTTTTAAGTCTCTCCGTGACTATTGACCTCATTCAAGAATATCATCCTCTTTCACATAACAAGGAACCCTATCAGGATCTAGCCAACGCGCATATTGTTGATCTTCCATTGCAGTAGTAAGTTGCATAGAATTATCAAACAAGTAAATATCGTTCCAATATTTTGTGTAGTAGTTCTGTTTCTGTAGACGATAATCAGGCATACCGTTGAGTTCGATAATACCTTTCTCAACAAAACGATAACCTTCTCGTTCAAGAATAACTTTTGTCATCACGCAACTTCAGAAGTTTCAAGGTCTTGGGCAATACATTCCATGAGGATATCATAATTATCTAAAGCATCTTCAGAAAACATTACACCCTCATTTTGATAATATCGACGAATCTTTTTGTAAAGTTTCGGACTCTTTACATCAAGATAGAAATCACCATTGACCGCAGATTTAAGAGTTTGGAGGTCTTTCTTAAATTTAATTGTAACCGACATTGCTTTGATTTGTTTGCCTTGTTATTATAGGATGAATTGACCTTTAAGTCAAGTGTGCCAGTTGTGAAACTGGTAATCCGAATGCTCAGATTTGAACTGAGATTATTCCTGCTCCCAAAGCAGGTGCCATGACCAAGTTAGGCGACATTCGGTTGATATATCTATAATACCACGACTACTTCATCATGTCAACACGGAGAGGGTAGGATTCGAACCAACGGATGCTTTCACATCGGCAGTTTTCAAGACTGCTGCCATAAACCACTCGGCCACCTCTCCAAAATAAGTCCTTAACGGACTTCGAAATCTAATCGTCTTACTTTACGTTGACGCCTTGACTCCTGAAAGGCAAGATCTTCATTTGTAAGAACACCAGATTTCTCTTTGGTATGCATAGAGTTTAGCATAACAACCTTTGATAAGTCAAGTGCTGATACATATGTATTAATACGAATAGTTGCCATATTTGAACATCCACAAGCAACAGTTTTTGTTGGATGTCCTTCTATTTCTCTGTTGCATGACTTGCAACGAATGCGTAAATTTTCCATCGATCACTATAAGTTAAATTTTATTCAGTAAATGAACGTAACATCCAAACGAACTTACCATGTGCTTCGTTTAAATCATCAACAAGGTTAACAGTTCCTCTTGATTTTTGTGCTTCTGCTTCTTCGGCAACTTCACCTAACATATCTATAATCTTTTTATGACCCTCAAGCAAATCTTTAATCATTTCCATTTCAGAAATATTAGTCTTTGCTTCTCCAACACCAGAAACTTCTACAACTCTTGATAAAGAACTAATTGGTTTGATGCCCAAAAATCTCATATGTTCTGAGATACGGTCAACTTCTTCTTGAATTTCTACGTATTGGTCTCCAAACAAATCGTGGATTTGTTTAAAGTCTGGTCCCACAATATGCCAGTGATAGACCCAGGTTTTTTGGAATAGCAAAAAAAGTGATGCCTGGGTATCACTTATAAGTTTATAAAGTTTATCCATTACACCAATACTTTTTAGGTATTTATAAATGGGTGAAGAGGGATTCGAACCCCCGACTTTTTCCGTGTAAAGGAAACGCTACTACCGCTGAGCTATTCACCCAATAAGATTAATGAGATTCTAACATATACTCAACAGTATTTGCAACATCATTCATAGCATCTCTCAAATTTGGTCTTTGTCCAGATTCTTGCTTGATGATTGGACGAGAACAATCTGCCAATGTCCAACGCCATTGTTTCATTGAGTCACAATACCAAAGTTTAATATTCATTTTTATTATACTCAAGTTTGATCCAGTTAAGAAGGGCATTTGATTCTGCTCTCTCTGCTTCTGTCATAACATCTTTAAATGAAGATGCATAATGTTCCAAAGCCTTAATTACAAGTACTCTATCTTGCTGTGAAATAAGTGACATAAAAATGTTAACTCCAAACTACAATACACAAAAAAGGGGGGTTTTGTCAACCCCTAGTCCAACAAATCAGATTCGTTAGTTTTCTTAATCTGCTTTGCACTCCAGACAGCAAATGCCATGATAGCAAAGTAGAATAGGTAGTCATCAATCATGACCAAAAAGAAAATAACTGATCCACCTATTCTTAAATAGTCTGGCATTGGTATTTTACTAAAAAACCAACGAACCTGTTTCTCAAAAAGAAAGTATAGTGGTATGAATGCAGTGACTACAAACTCACTATACGGAACTACAAAATACAGAGAGAGCAATACAAAGATTGGAAAGTATTGCCTCTCCGGTATCCTTCTCAAATATGAGACATACAGATCAATCCACTCTTGACGAGTTATAGGTCTGTGTTTCCAATACTTGATCAGTTTCTTCATGAATTATCAGAAACGGAAGGTTGTCTGAATTACACCACCCCAGTTAGAGGAGGCATTTTGAGCACCTTGGTTGTCTGAAACATAGAAGATAGCAGGAGTAACTGCAATATTGTTACTAACCTGATACTTGTAGAAGAATTCAACCAGAGTTGCCTTGTTAGCATTCTCAGAGTTGGAAGGTTGACCAACAGCAACACCAGCAACGTTACCCTTAGCAAACACATCAGACCACTGAAGACCAGTCATCCAAGATTGTGAGTTGGTTGCTCCAGTTGCCTTACCAGTACCATTGATACCATTATATCCATAACCAAAAGTGATTGAAGGAACGATACCAGAGGTCTTAGGTTGCCAGTAAGCATTGAATGCTACACTGCTGGAATCTTGACCACTAACAAGAGCAGCAGATCCACCACCAAGAGCATTGAAGTTGCGAACTCGTGAACCTTCAGTACCATAACGGTAACCAACGGCAACACCGAACTGAGGAGCACGGTAACCAACCTGAGCAAGCAGGTTCAGTTTACCACTGGAATCAAAAGTACCAGTAGAACTATCAGAACCATTCTCTGCAACATAGTTCAGGTTAGCAACCACACCTTGTGTTCCTGGTTGAGTGTATTGAGCACCAAAACCGGCACCAGTTGCCTTGTTATAGACACCTGAAGTACCACCAAGTTGGAAGAAGTCAAGAATGTCAGACTTATATGCCGAAGCAATCCATGCCATCTCTGTATTACGAACCAGAGCACCAGCAGTCAGTTTTACATTCTTACCAACAGGGAAGGTGTAATAGAGACGATCCAACCAGACATTACTACTGGTTCCAGTTCCTTGTGAGGTTTCTGCCTTATCAAGTTTGAGCAGTGACGAAGAAGAACCAAAAGGTTGACTGGAGAAGTTACCAGAACGCAAACGAGTACGCAGCAAATCTTTACCACTGAACGATGTATCAAAGTTGATACGAAGGTCATAGTTAAATGCAGTATTACCAGACTCTGTACCAGTAGTAGTCCTAAGTCCAGGAACTCCACCCAGAACCATACTTGCCTCACCTTTCAGTTTGGTAGTAGTGGAGAATTGAGTTGCTTGAAGTTGACCAACTTTGCTGGTAAGTCCATCTACACGAGCAGTCAATACAGTCAGTTCCGTATCAAACTCAGTAAGAAGTTTACGAAGTTCATCAGTTGTTTCAGTGACACGATCAAGACAGGCATTCAGAAGTGCCGCTGCCTCAAAACGAGTCATTGCTTTCCCACCTGCAAAAGTACCATTAGGGTATCCTGCAACGCAACCATAACGAGTTACTAAGTTGGTGAGTGCCTGATATGCCCAATCGGTAGGTTTTACATCAGAGAATTGTGTAACACTTGTGACCTGTTCTGCCGAAGCATATTGGTTGACTGCTGCCAAATTAAGGTCTGCTGCTTGTGCGGCAGGTGCAATCATTCCAAGAGCAACAGGTGCAAGCATCAGTTGTTTGAAAAATTTCATAAGATTGTATTAAGATTTACAACTACGAGGATTATTTAGTAGTCCCAAAAAATTTGGGGAAGCGAAATAGGAGATTCGAACTCCTGACGTTCTGCTTGGAAGGCAGACATTCTACCGCTGAATTAATTTCGCAATGTGAGAGTGGAAGGTTTCGCATCCTTCTACTGTATCCCTTGTCGGGGTGCCTTACTTTTGGCATCACTCTCAGCACTTCCTTCACACGGACTTGTGAAGTATAAGACATAACGAATATTATGTCAAGAGCCGGAGACAGGGATCAAACCTGCGACCTGAAATTTACAAAATTCCTGCTCTATCACTGAGCTACTCCGGCAAGGCTCCCCCACCTGGACTCGAACCAGGAACACTTTGATTAACAGTCAAATACTCTGCCAATTGAGCTATAGGGGAATGGTTTGGAGAATAAATCTCCAACAGGCACGGAGGGATTTGAACCCCCGACAGACCGCTTAGAAGGCGGATACTCTTCCACTGAGTTACGTGCCCATGAGACTATTATATCACTCCTTAGGGCAGTCGTCAACCCAAGGAGCACACAATCTCATTTCACCTCCAAGAACTGATTGGGCATAAGACCCGTCTGGTGGTTTCTCTGAGTATCGTGGTTTAGATATTCTAACCTTTCCATCGTCACCTGTCAACCGTTCATACTCTGCAATTGCTGCATCAACATCACGTTTAACTCTTCTATCAAGTTTCTCTGGATCTTTAATTACAAAATCGTTGAGAATAGTTTGGGGAAAATATCTTCTTTGAACTTCGTCAAGTAAATCCCAAATACTATCTTGCTTGATACCAGTGCATTGGGAAAGTGTTGCAATAATAGAACTCAATACAATTCCTATGATTGCATATTGCTTTATATCTGGTTTTTGTTTACCAAATTTAAACATAAGAAGGAGAGCAAAACACTCCCCTTATATATCAACCTGCTGCTGCTTCTTTACGAGCAGTCTTTTCAGCAGTAATTTCGTTACGACGTGCCTTTACAAGTTTAGCAACTTCTTGAAGTGCTTTACGAGCACGAGTTCCTGCAGCACTATTGCCTGCAACAAACTTTTCATCTTCAACTTGCCACGCTGCAACTGCATCTGTGAGTTGTTGTACTGTTTCTGACATAATAATTACCTTAATATAAGTATGTGTTTATATATACAAGAAAAGGGAGGAGTCCCTCCCTAACATAATCAGACTTCTACTTGAACCAGTCGAGAAGCATAATCATAGGCATAGGATGTGCGAGCACCATGATGCCCCCAACCAATCCAACTATACGCATAGTCCATGTAACGATTAATTGATTTGCCAGGAGTTTTCATCTTCTCCTCAATTCGTTGCCATTGAACTTCATTTGTTAGATAACGAAGTTGCGTTTGAAGTGATGATGGAGAACCACCATACTTCTTAGCAAAATCACCCAATCCATAATAACGATTCGCAGATGTCCATTGAATCAAACCATAACCACGACCGCAGTTATGATATGACGTTATACTACCACCTTCACAAACACTAGATTGGAATGTTGATTCCTGTTTAATGTTGCCCATGATGGTAGCAAGGGCGTTTCTGTCTTTAATTCCAATGTCTTGGAAATAATCAAGAGCATTTTGCTCTACATTTGAACACCCTTTACAAATTAGCCTTTTCTCTTTTGTCTTATCGGGAGCAACCTCTTTGGTCGCTGTCTTGGTATCAAACTCCCTAATAACAGAAAATGGTGGTGGTCCACTCAAAGGAGGGGGAGGAAATAAACCAGGCAGTGTTGCCGTATTGGTTGTAACCGATGCCAGAAGAGGCAGGGCTACTGTAAAGAAGTTTTGCATTAAGGTTAATTGAACTCTACATCCCAATAGAAAGGGGGTATACCAACCCTCTCGGGAGGCACTTTCCTGGGCTCTAATGTCACATCAAGATCTCATGATGTAATCCCTGTGTGAGGGATTTACCATAATAAGTTACTATTTATTTTTTGTCAAGTAGTCCAATTTCAAAAGTGTCCATCATAAATACTAATAGTCCTATAAAATAGAAAAATGAAAAGACTTCTTTTAGCCTTTTCGTTATTCCTTACGACTCCTGTTTTTGCAGGTGAAATTTCATCAACAATCACTGATTCCGTTCAATTAACAGTACAGGGTGCAGCGGTACAAACAGAAAGAATTGGTAGTTCCTACGCAGTTTCGGGAACTAATATTGGAGTTTCAGCATTAGGTGGATTGACTGGTGGTACATCAAGTGCAGCAGCAACGATGAGTGCTGGTACTTATGCTATCAATAATGATGGTCAGGCATTCTCATTTACAGAATCACTAAATGTTGGAGACAGTACTGTTTCATCACAGACAGTTACTAATGGTGCAATTGCATCACCAACTCTATATGGTAAGAATACCACACAAGTAGCAGGTGATAAGGGAACTCTTGCGGGTACAATTGATACCACAACAGGTGCTCTTACAGTTACTGGTGGTGGTGCCGGAACCACTGCAATCGGTCAGCGTAGTGTAGAACTGAGCGTATTCAAATGAGATCTATCCTAGCGGGCATTTGTCTGCTAGGGTTTTCTTTACCATCCCTAGCAGCTCCAGTCACACCAAACTTTACTAGTGGTACTGTAACTTCTCATACTGAATCCACCACAACAGTAAATGAGATTATTAGACAACAAGATTTCCAAACTGGATTTAGTTATACAGTTACTGGAACAAATATTAATATTCCAGGAACTCCAACTCTTGGAACAGGATATTCTATTGTGAATCAAGGACAACCATTTCAGTTTTCAGAAACTTATATGGGTCCTGGATTGATTAAAGACACAACAGTTAATAGAACCACGACAATTCAATCTGTTACAGATTCGATGTCAGTATTTACCCAGTAAGATGAAATGTCTCAAAGCAATCCTTGCCCTAAGTGTCTTTGTTCTCCCTGCGTATGCAGAGGGGGATACTCCTGTAACTGCAATTGCAAATCCTCAAGCAACATCAACAGGAAGTGTAACCAATCAGGCAGTACAGGTGCTACAGGGTCCATACGTGACCAACTCATACGGTGGTGGAGTAAGTTGTCAGGGACCAACATTTAATCTTACTCCTTTTATGACCACATCTAAAAGTGGTTCAAGACCTTTTGAAGAATATGCAAATATAGATAATGACCTAACCACAGGTATTAATGGATTAGAAAGAACGGGTCAGAAAGATAGTTTTGCAAATAACTTTGGTCTATCAGCAACTCTTTCATTTCCATTAGATGGTGGATTGCAGGAAAGATGTAAAACTGCCGCAGATACTTGGACGGCCCGTCAAAGAGCAGAAACTGATAAAGCACGATTAGATTTTGAACTTGTAAGATTACTCAAATGTGGAGAAGCGATGAAGAATGGGATTTTCTTTAATCCTGCTTCCCCTTACGCAAAGATATGTGCGGATGTTGTTGTGATTCAGCAAAAGCCTGCTTCTGGCGTAATTTCTCAGCCTTTTGTTCCTTCTTCAAGAGTTTCAAAGTCTTCTTATCCAGTTCCAAAGCAAACATCATCTGAGTCTCGTAAGGCGTCAGATCTCGGTTCAACAATTGTTTCCCCCTCACAAAGACCTGCTGAATAATCGGTTTCATTTTTCCTACCAACCATTCCACCATAGATTTGCCAATAAGAGCCGCAGCAACAGAAGCAGTAGCAGTGGTGCCAGATAATACAACCGTTTCGGTGGATGGAACTGGAATTGCCCCGATATAAGGAACCGTAATAGTTGGAGCATCTATTTTTGGTGCTGATGGAATAACTTGTTCTTGTGATTGAGATTGGGGTACTTGCTTTAATGCATCAGTAATTGATTTGGTATCTGGAAGTCCTCTGGGTTTGTCTTGTATCTCTTCTTCTTTCTTTGGTTCTTGCTGAGCATTTATCATTTTCCTAAACTCTTCAGTTGTAGGAGCATCTATCGGTTCATATTGTGGAATACCTTCAAGAGGAACATCCACAACAGGTATTGGCAATTTCCTATTGATTGGTACAAGAATAGGTGGAGGTTCCAGATTACGAATGACTGGAACCTCCACCCTTGGTGTTTCTATTCTATTTGCTCTTATATCAGGAATTTCTGGTACGTTTGGCATCTAATTCAGCAAAGTTTTTCTTCTTTGTTCCACCATCATAAGTCCAAGCATAACCTTCAGTAATCATTTGATTATTCAATGAAGTCTCTTGGTCGTTAATGAATAAATGACCAATGATTCTACCATACTTCTCAGTGCTATCTGGGAGTTCAGTTTTGATTAAAATATTCTTAGCATTTTCTACTTTATGCTTCAACCATTCTTTTGATTGGAGTCCATATTTCTTTTCGTTTGCGTCTGCTGTGCGACTCTCTGGAGTATCCACAGCAGCAAGACGTATTCGCTTACTGAGAGAGATATCAAAACCAAGGTCAATGTCAGCATCAATTGTGTCCCCATCAACTACTTTTAAAATTTGTTTGATGCGATAGATGTATGGATCTCTTAATGACATCAGAATGGGAGTTTAAACTTCCCTGTATTTAGGTTAGGAATAGGCAATTTTTCTAATGCTTTACTGATCTGTTTCTCAACAACAGCACCTACAAAATCTTCTGGGTTGTTGAGAATTGCCTCTGCTTTCTTATAAGTTGTGTAAGCACCATAGCAAAGTGCTCCACTAATACTGAGACTTAGAATTGATAATCCTAATGCTAATTTGTTAATCATCTTCCCTCCTCTTTGTGTATAAAAACTTTTAAATCTTTGACATACTTTCTTAGTATCTGTGCCTGTTCCTCATGCCAAAAATCACCCGTCTCCAAATGAAGACGGGTGTGATTATCTATGGCTTTAAGTATTTGATGTATTGGTTTATTCCAACACTCACGCTTGGGAGTGTTCCACTCTCGTGCCATAAGACCTCATTTTTTCTTTCCACCATTCTTTGCTTTTTTTGCTGTAGCATTCCCTTGGTTCTGTTTAGAACCATTCGAACCTTTCTTACCTTTGTTTGATGATTTTGCCATTATGCACCAGTTGTACGAGGTTGAACTTGTCCTTCCTCAAGTGCTTCAACTCTTTCTTCAAGAGATACTGCTGTTTCATCAATTGTTGAAACAGGTGGTTCGGGAGATGCTTCTACAACTGTCTCAGTTCTTGGAAGTTCCTTTTTTTCATCTTCATCATCACCACCTTTCTTCATTGTATTAATACCAAAAGTAGCAGCAGAAGCAGTAAATACTGTAGCAATGAATGTGGGATCCATTTTAGCAAACATACCAGCATAACTTGCGGTAAGTAGTGCGGCAGACCAACTCAAAATCACAACACGAATTAGTTGTCCCATACCATTTTCCTTTTTGTTGTTCATTTTTGTTAGTTTAATAGGTTAACCTTTTTTCCAAGATTCACCTTCTGCTTTTCTTCTACGAGCAAGTCCTGCTTCTACATTAGATCCAGGATTACGGTAGAGGTATAAAGCATCTGGAACTTTGTCCCATTCTTTATTCTTCAGTGTGCGTGTAATAGTATTGAAATTATCACCACCATAAAAACCAGCACCAAGATTATAAGCAAAGGAGAGAAGTGCTCCTCTTTTGCCGTCAGACATTTCATTCCAGTGTGGAATTTTACGAAGTGATGGAAGAAACTGGTTCTTACATTGAGTAATCAATAACTCATCTGCTTCCTGTTGAGTGATGGTATCACCCATATGGAATGGTGATCCATCCTTCTTACGGGTAGTTCCCCAACCTATGGTGATTGGAAGTCCACCTGAGAGAGGATCTGGATATGCTTTGAGATGGCATCCTTCAAACTCTTTGATTAATTTAAGGCCCATCATAGGCATATCATCACCACCACTATTTGCAGGAGCAGTTGCTGCAACCACTGGGGATGCAGAACTTGACTTTTTTCCTCTATAAATCTCCGCCCAATCAATATTATCCTCAAGATACTTGACAGGTAGGTTATCTTCTAACCACTGAACTGCTTTGATGTGATTAGGATTCTTCTCGTCATAAAACTTGAAGAAGTTGTGTAAGTCGATACGTGCCATTAGTTTTCTCCTTATGTATCAATCGAAAATGCGACCCCAACCATCGCTGCCGCCTGGGGCCCAACGATGCTTAAGAACTGCTTTGGTATAAACGGTCTTCTTACCGTTTGTTACTGGTCCAGTATAGTTGTCATTTAATGAACCATAAGGATCATTGACAAAGTATCCTTTACCATCTGGCGTTTTACCGATTACAACACACATATGACCACCAGTAGGTGAAGTAAGAGAACCCCTGTGCAGAATACCAATAACAACTGGTTTTCCTCTATCAAGACTCTTATCAATATCAGCAAAACTTAAATTATAACTAAAGTGTGACTTAACACCATAACCTTGCAGAACCTTGGTCTGAACTGCGTGGTCAGTTGTGTCGCCAATCGCAAATACTTTCTTAACATATTCATCATCACCTTTGATGCTTCCTGGCTTGAGGAAAGCAAGGCACATAGCACACGATGAACTGTTACAAGTTCTATGTGCGTCTCTGTAGTTATCTACTTGATTGAAGTAAGGAACCGCCAACACTGCTGGAGTTGGTGGTTTTGTTCTGAACATTCCTATCCACTCTGTTTCAGAATCATCCATAAACTCAGCAGGTAGGTTATCCTCTAACCATTGAACTGCTGCTACGTGATTTGCATTACCATCATCATAAAATTTAAAAAAGTTATGAAGATCTAAAGTCATTTTCTTCTCCTATGTACGCTAATGAAAAAATATCATGATCAGGAATATCTGGATTCAACCATTCACTAAATTCTGATTGAATTGCCTGAGCATCTTCATAGTCCTTTTTTTCACAGAGAGAATGAATACGATCAACTGCCCAATCATGTGATGTCCGAAGGGTCTGTTCCAAGGTAACCATCAAAATAATCCTTCCTAAAGTATCTGGAGAGTATGTTACTATTATAGTACGCAGGAACTCCAGAGTCAAGTGCTTCGGTCAGTACATTATTTAGGAAAAGTTGCCGTGTTTCTTCAAAATTACATTTACCCTTGGTCTTATGTAATGATATTATTTTTCTTTCAAAACATTCTTTACCATACTTCTTAACGTCCTCTTTAAGTTCAGGGCAAGATCCGTAATATTTTTTCCAATCAGATTCTTGTTTTACCTTTCTTTTCTTACCAGGAGGAGTTCTGAACGACCACAGGTACTTACGTCCTATGTAACTTCTACCGGTGATCTTAGAGTGAATATGATAAACAAATCCAAAATAGTCTTCTATATGATCAGACTCAAATATTTCCCCATTAAATCTCCATGGGTTCTCATAGCCCATATAAAGTAATCTTATGAGCTATTATTTATCTTTAACGGGAACAAACCTATTCTAAACAAAAAAAGGGGACTTGTCAAGCCCCCTGAAGAATTATTTATTATCGGTTCATTTGCCTTGCTTTATAAGCATCAAGTTCTGCCTTTCTTTGCTCTGGAGTTTTCTTTGCTTCTTTTTCTCTATACGACTTTAAAGCAGCTTGGAAAGCAGGATCTGTATTTGGTTTTGATTTTGCATAAACATTCATAGGACCAGAAGCAGGACGACCTCTTGGATCCATACGAGTTTCAAGAATTTGATCTACTATTTCACTATCGAGTTCAGTCATAATGTATTCTGCCTCAGCAATTGTATCAGCATGTCCTTCAGACATCAAGTACTCAAGAACAACATCATAGATTTCTACTTCTTCATTTTGCTTTTTATCTTTTCCAATCTTGGCACTCATCTTAGCAATTTGAGCAATACTCATATTGCCAATACCAGTAAATCCAGGTTTGGAAGGATCTGGTTGCTTAGAATGGCCAGATTTACGTCCTTCTGGATCTCTTGCCATTCTTCTATTTTCACCAAGTTCAACTTCTTCACCAAATTTTGATGCTGCCCCTGCTGCCCTCTGAGCGATCTTACCGAGACCACCAGCAGCAGCACGGAGACCTCCACCAATCATCTTTTTGATACCACCCTTGACCTCTGCCTTCTTCTTCTGAACGGCCTGGGAAGCAGTACGACCTGCTCTCCTGACCTCATCCTTGGCAATTGACCCTGCGATTCCAGCAGCAGCCTTAACCCCCTTTGCCGTCGATTTTACACGATCTACAGCACCCTTTACTGCCGCCTTTCTTGCCGATGTTTTTCTATCACTAAGTCTAGCCTTAGCTTCAGCACGTCTATCTTCGGGACTTATCGTATCACTACCATAAGTCACTTTTGCCTCATCAATATAAAGAATTGCTGCTGCCTCTACTGCATCAGCAGACTCATCAAGATCATATCCGAACTCTAAACATTCTTCTACAAGTTCTTCTACAATTTCTTCAATCAAATCATCAGTTAACAAATCTGATTCTTCGTAAATACTTTGGTATGCTTCTTGCAAACTTCTAATATCCGATGGCAACATTTTAATACTTATGGAATTGCTACAGATATTTATAAAAAAAGAGGATCCGAAGATCCTCTGTATTAAAGTTGGAATCCTGCGAAGGAATCCTTTGTAACGTCCTGTTTAATTCCACCAATGATATAACTTTCAACTTCCGTTTCTTGGGGTGCCACTTGAAGACCTTTAGAACTAATCCAATGTTCTGTCCAAGGAAGTGGATTGTTCTTTGCCGAAATATCATAAAGTGGTTTCAATCCGAGGGCCCTCATACGACGATTCGCAATCCATTCAACATACTGCTGAAGAAGTTTATCATTCAATCCAATCATAGAACCATCCTTAAACAGATACTCTGCCCAAAGTTTTTCTTGATTGACTGCATTCTCAAAGGTCTTGTAGACCCATTGCTCCTCTTCCTTATAGATTCTTTGCATCTCGGGGTCATCACCCTCCTTCCACTTGTTGAGGATGTTCTGAGTGATGACCAAATGTTGATTCTCATCACGAGCAATCAGTCCAATGATCTTTGCACTTCCTTCCATAAGTTTGAGTTCGCCAAATGCAAAACTGCAAGCGAAACTGACGTAAAAGCGAATACCTTCAAGAATATTAACGTTTGCAACTGCTCGGAATAACTTTCTTTTAAGTTCATATCTTTCTGCCTGTGCGTAAGGAACTTGTTCTTGGGCATATTTCCAAAGTTCAGAATTGCCATAATGTTGGGCACTATTGATAAAATCGTTGTATGCTTCGGTTACACTAACAGCACGTTCAAGAATTCTTTCATCACGAAGAATAGTATCAAAAACATCCGAAGGATCTGAATATACGTTTTTGATGATATAGGTATAGGATCGTGAGTGAATCATCTCCATAAACTCCCAGACTTTCATACACGCTTCCAGTTCGGGAAGTGAGCAGTAGGGAGCAAATGCCATTCCAGGTCCACGACCTTGAACGCTATCAAGCATAACTTGATATTTTAGGTTAGAAGTAAAAATATGCTTTTGTTCAGGACGAAGAGATTGATAATCTCCTCTGTCTTTTTGTAGAGAGACTTCTTCAGGTCTCCAAAAGTACCCCAGTTGTTGAGTTGTCAGTTTTTCAAAAATTGGATACTTGTAAGAATCATATCTCTGAATGCCCAGTGGTTGTCCAAAAAACATTGGTTGCTTTTTGGTATCTACCTCCTGAGAGTTAAAAACGGTCATTTGATTAACCACTTTTTTCTCCGTGCTATTTGTTTTAAATCTTACAAGACTCACAATCTTCTTCCTCCGAATTCAAAATGTCGTTAATTAAGTCATCAACAGATGTTTTGGATTCCTCCGATTCATCTGTTTTAATATCATAAGTATTCTGGTAATAACTGGTTTTCCAGCCGTACTTATATGTAGTCAAAAGATCCTGTGCCATTACGCTAACAGGAACTTCATTATTGGGATAATTCTCCGGATTATAGGACCAGTTTCCAGAAATCGCTTGATCGAAGAATTTCTGCATAACTGCAACAATATTAATATACCCACGATTGCTACGCATATCCCAAAGAAGTGTATAATTGTTCTTAAGTGTGTGAAACTGTGGAACAATTTGCTTAAGCGGTCCTTTCTTAGATTTCTTAACGGACAAGTATCCACGAGGAGGTTCGATTCCATTGGTTGCGTTTGACACAACGGAACTGCTCTCCGAAGGCATCTGTGCAGACAATGTTGAGTTCCGTACTCCATACTTCTTTACCTCTTCTCTGAGTGCTTCCCAATCATATTTGAGATTGTTTGGAACCAGTTCGTCAACATCTTTTTTGTATGTATCAATCGGCAGAATTCCTTGACCGTACTTAGTGCGATGAGAGTATTCACATGCACCTTTTTCTTTAGCAAGATTTACAGTTGCCTTGATTAGGTAATATTGGAAAGATTCAGTCAAGTTATGAACCAGTTGCCAGGCACCAGGATCATCATAGTGCTCCCCATGCTTAGCAAGATAATGTGCCAGACCAATGTAACCTATTCCAAGTGAACGACGTGCTCTGGTGGCAATTTCTGCTGCCCTGACGGGATATCCTTGGAAGTCAATGAGTTCATCAAGACTACGAATGGCAAGGTCACAAAGAACTTCAAGATCATCATTATTTTTGATTTTACCAATATTAATAGCAGAAAGGATGCAGAGAGCAATTTCACCATTGGGGTCATCAATGTGCTGAATTGGTTTAGTAGGTAGAGTAATCTCCTGGCACAGATTGCTCATCTCAACCTTATCCATAAAGGATGAGTGGGAGTTGCAATGATCGATGTTCATAATGTACAAACGACCAGTTTCAGCACGTTCTTTCAGGAGGTCAAGAAAGAGTTCTTGAGCACCAATAGTTTTCGACGGAATAGACGAATTGTTCTCGTATTGAACGTATAACTCGTCAAACTGGTCGGTCCCAAAAGCATCATAAAGTCCAGGAACATCGTGTGGTGAGAAGAGGGTGATTTCTCCATTCTGAATAAATCTCTCATAGAAGATTTTGCTGATTTGGATAGAATAGTCTAACTTACGAACACGATTGTCTTCGGTTCCTTTGTTATTTTTAAGGACTAGAATGTCTTGGATTTCTTGATGCCAGATAGGAAAGTGGACTGTTGCAGAACCACCTCTGATGCCGTTTTGTGTGCAAGATCTGACAGTTGCTTCAAACTTTTTAAGGAAGGGGATAACACCTGTGTGCTGTACCTCTCCGCCTCTGATTTTACTGTTGATGCCACGGATTCTGCCTGCGTTGATACCGATTCCAGCTCTTTGTGCAACATATTTGTAAATAGCCAAATCAGAGTGACCGATACTATCGAGGGTGTCATCAACATCAACGAGAACACAAGAAGCATATTGCCTAAGTGGTGTTCTGACTCCTGCCATGATTGGCGTTGGAATGTTGATTTTGTGCTTGCTGATTGCGTCATAATACCTCTTAACGTAGTCTAAACGAGTTTCTTTTGGATACTTAGAAAAAATAGTTGCTGCAATCAACAAATACATGAACTGTGGAGTTTCATAAATCTGCCCACTACTACGATCTTGTACAAGATACTTATCAACTACTTGACGAAGACCTGCATAAGTGAAAAGATAGTCACGACCATGATCGATAAATGACTGGAGTTTTTCAAACTCTTCAGCATTATACAGTGAAAGAATCTCTGCATCATAAACTCCCAATTCTACACATTTTTGTGTATGCTCCAAAACATTTGGGCACTCGTGCATACGACCAAACAACTGCTTACGGAGAGCAAATAAAAGCAAACGGGCAGCAACAAATTGATAATTGGGATGCTCAAGATCAATCAAGTCTGATGCAGAACGAATCAGAATCTCCTGAACTTCCGACGTTGTAATACCATCGTAAAATTGAATACCAGACTGCATCTCAACTTGTGATGCGGAGACTCCAGCAAGGTCTTTACATGCCTCTTCTACCATTAAGTGAAGTTTGTTTAGATCAAGACTCTCAACCGACCCATTTCTCTTAACTACATTTGTTCCGTTACTCATACCTTCTTCCATTCGTTGAATTTAATTTTTGCTTCGAGTGCTCTATATGTATTTGATTTTACCATATTCATAATTGAAAGTCCAGCGAGCACCATATCATTGATATCCTTTTGCTGAACTGCTTTTGGCCAGATGACTACCTTTTTACCTCCGTCGATGAGTTTGGAGATCCTATTACAGATTTCCTTATTGCGGGGTTCATTATCAAGTACATAGACAATATCATCACCCAAATTAAGACTATCGAGTAGAATATCCGATCCACACATTGCGATGGCATTTTTGACAAACGTTGAATCGAATGGTCCTTCTGTGACGTAGATTGTTTCATCTGTACTTACCTCGTCTAGTCCATAAACTTTGGGAATACTCTCATCTAAAATCACCGTAATGTATTTAACATTACTGGGACCTAAAGATCTTCCTTGGAATCCAAACAGTTCTCCTTCCATAGTGTATAGTGGTATTACTATGCGACTTTCATCTCTTATAATCCTACTAAATGTGGGTTTTTGAGTGTTAGTCCATTCTTGAAATTTGTTAGC